ACCAGTGAAGATGACGCGGAAACAATCGGTCATGATCAGATACTAACTAAGTCTGACTTGGTAGCTATGGGTTACTCCAAAGCAGTAGTTAAGGAATTACCAACAACTAGCGGCACTGATAGCGCTAATAAAGAAAACCGTTTGAATGAACAAGGCGGCGCTAAAGAGGGTAATAACCTTGACTGGACTGGTGAACTTGTATGTTTAGAAACCCGATATATTAAAGTAGACAAAGACGGTGATGGAATAGCAGAGCGCTTACGAATTATCACTGTTGGTGAAACCCTGCTAGAGGATGAGCCTTATGAAATAGCGCCTTATGCTGTTTTCTGCTCAAACATGATGCCAGGACAATTAATCGGCAAGTCTCGTGCTGATGCAGTAATGGAAACGCAAGAAATTAAGTCTACCTTACTTCGTCAAACCATGATGAATATGTATCAGGTAAACTCAGCTCGCATGGCGGTTAATAATAACGTCAACATGGATGACTTGTTAACTAATAGAGTTGGCGGCGTTGTTCGTACTAAGGGCGAAGGAAACCCACTTGAGTCAATAGCCCCATTGCCTACGCCGTTTATTGGCGACAAGGCTTTAATGGTTCTGCAATACGCCGACTCAGCAAGAGCACAGCGCACAGGCTCGCTGATGGCTAACCAAGCGTTAGACAGTGATCGACTAGGCAAAGAGACAGCTACACGCTTTGAAGGCGTTAAAGATGCTTCTATGGCTAAGATTGAGTTAGTAGCTCGCGGCCATGCAGAGACAGGTTTTAGGCGCTGGTTTGAAGGTATGCTATGGACTGTTGTGCATTACCAGAAAGAAAAGTCTGAGTTAATGGTACTTGGTAAGCCTTTAACTATTGACCCGCGCCGTTGGTTAAGTGATCAACCTATCACGCCTAATGTGGGTTTGGGTGCTGGTGATGATGAGCAGATAATGGCTAACATGAGTTCATTACTTGCCGTTAGTCAGCAACTAGCCGCTACTGGTTCACCTCTTACTGACATGAGCAAGCAATACAATATTCTTTCTCGTATCACTAAGGCTATGAATCAATCAGACGTTGGCGAGTTCTTCAATAATCCTGAGCAGCCTATCGAGATATTGCAAGCGCAGAATGAGCAGCTACAACTTCAGAACCAGCAACTACAGCAACAGATGCAGACTAACCCACTAGCAGAAGCGGCAGAAATCGAGGCTAATTCTAAGCTAATCCAAGCGCAAGCAACACAAGACCTTAACATTGCCAAGCTTGCAGAAGAACAGCGTCAATTCAATATTAAGACAGCTCAAGATCAAAAGCAGTTTAACGAAGAGTTAACCGCTAAGACTAATAAAATGATAGCCGAGCTAGAGGCAAAGTATACGCAAATGGAAGTTAATTCGGGCAAAGATGTGCCAGGGAGTAGAGTTTAATGAATACAGTAGAAGAGAACGATCAAGCGGCCTTTATATTCGGTCAAGAGGCTGAAAAGGTAGTTAATAATAAGGCGTATGTCTTTGCAATAACTGCAATGAAAGGTGACATCATTGCAAAATTAGCAATTAACCCACTTATGGGGGATAATGAGGCAAGTATTGAGCTTATTAGAAGGCTTCAGTGTATTACTAAGTTAGAAAGCAAGCTTGAAGAAATAATGAAGGCGGGTAAATTTTCGGAAGCGCAGATTAACCACGCAAACGATAACAAGAAAAGGAATAAGCGATAAATGCTAGATACTCTTTTAGAACCTAGTGAAGTTGCTGATAAGTTTTATAACAAGTCAGACGTTGAAGAATCCGAACAGGATCAACCAGAAACAGAAGACGAAGTAGCAGAAGAATCCGACGTTGAAGAAGACGGCGAAGAGTTGGAAGTTGAAGAGACTGAAGAAGAAGCAGAAGACGAAGACGGAAGCGAACCTCTGGACGTATTTGGGACAGAGATAACCCGTGAAGAATTCGAAACTATGCAGAAAAATCAGTTGATGCAATCCGATTACACGAAGAAGACGCAGGCAGTAGCAGAAGAACGAAAGCAGGTTGAGGCGCTCAATGCTGATTTAAGTTCTCTTATTACTGAGTTTGAGTCTCAAGTCGTGAATGAGGTAAGTGAAGAAGCGCTACAAGAGCTTTTAGATGATGGAGACACAGCGGAATATCTGCGTTTACAGAATCAAAATAAAGCTAATAAGGCAAAGCTAAAAGCTGCTAAAGCTAAGCAAGCCGAAGTATTTAGCACTAAACAAGCTGAAGAAAACCAGAAGCTAATTAGCGTTATGACTGAATGGGCAGACCCCAAAAAGGGATCAGAAACCCAAAAGTCAGATGTTGATAAAGCATTAGGTTACGCTGAAGCTGTTGGATTCACTAAAGAAGACCTCGAAAAGCTCGCAGACCACAAGGTTATTCGGGCATTAATCGACGCTGGCAAGTATCGGGAGCTGAAAAAGTCTAAGCCTATTTTGAATAAGCGAAAGACACCAGTTGCCAAGAAAGCAAGCAAAAAACCAGCTCAAGGCGTTAAGAAGGTTATTAGCGCTGCTGACTTGTTCTATCCAAAAAAGGAAAAATAAATGGCTACTTTAGCTAACAACGTATTGACGTTAAATGATTGGGCAAAACGCCGCGATCCAGATGGTAAGACCGCTTTAATTGTTGAAGCTCTTAGCGAATCAAACGAAGTTCTAGATGATATGATGTTCAAGGAAGGCAACTTGCCTACTGGCGAGCGCGTAACCATCCGTACTGGCTTGCCAGATGTTTACTACCGCATGATGAACGAAGGTATTCCAAAGTCTAAGTCTACTACTGCTCAAATCACTGAGAATGCTGCCGAATTAACAGCTCTTTCTGAAATTGATAAAAGCACTGCTGATTTAGAAGGTGATGTTAATTCATTCCGCTTGAGTGAATCAATGGCTTTCTTAGAAGCTATGTCACAGAAGCAAGCCGAGACTTTGTTTTATGGTTCTGCTGCTAACCCTGAAGAATATGTAGGTCTAGCTAATCGTTACAGCTTGAAGTCTGCTGCGAACGGCCAGAATATTCTTGATGCTGGTGGCACTGGTTCTGATAACAGCTCTATCTGGTTAGTGTCTTGGGGTTCTCAAACTGTTCACGGTATTTTTCCAAAAGGTTCTGTAGCTGGTATTCAGCACACAGACCATGGCGAAGAATGGGCGTTTGATGCATCTAACAACCGTTTCCGCGCTTACATTGACAACTACGAATGGAAAAACGGCCTAGTAGTTAAGGATTGGCGCTATGTCGTCCGTACTGCGAACGTTGACATTTCTGACTTGGTTGCTTTAACTGGCACTCAGGCAGTTGGCGCAGCTACCTCAATCATTAAGATGATGAGCCGCTCTATTGACCGTCTACCTAGCCAAACAGGTAATCGCGCGTTTTATGTTAACCGTACCGTTGCTTCTCATCTTCGCATTATCGGCCTAGAAAAGAGCAGCTCAGCAGTTACAATCGAGCCAGCACTAAACCAATTCGGTGAAACTATCCAGGAGATGCGCTTCCTTGGTATTCCAGTTCGCTTGGTTGACAAATTAACTGAAACCGAAGCCCAAGTGGTATAAGGAGAATAAAATGATTCTTGATTCATTATTGAAGTTTTCAGACGCTCAAGCATTAACCGCTACGGCTGACTCTACCAACGTTATTGATCTAAGCAATGATCGTGACATCGGTATTGGCGAGCCTATGGCTGTAGTAATTACAGTTGGCGTTGCTGCTGATTTTACAACCACTGATGAAACTTATCAGTTTCAGTTAGAGACTGATGATAACGCAGCTATGACCTCATCTACTGTTATTGGTGATGTTACTGTAGCAGCCGCTAACCTAACGGCTGGCGATAAAGTTGTAATCCCTCTAGGACACTCTAACGAGCGTTATCTTCAGGTTCTTTACACTCTTGGTGGCACCACTCCAACTGTTACAGTTGATGCATTCTTGCAGCCTCTATGCATGGTTGATGGTGCTGTTACTTACGCTAGCGGTTATTCAATTACATAGGGTGACTTATGAAAGTTGAAGCCATTAAGAAAGGCTTCTTTGGTGGTCAGATTCGGTGCGAAGGTGCCGAGTTTGTCATTGAAGATAAAGCGCAGCTAGGAAGCTGGATGCGTATTATTGAAGAGCCTGTAAAAGTAAAGCCTAAGCCAAAGAAAGCTAAGGTGAAAAAAGAAGAAGTCGAGCAGAAGCAAGACTAATTCATTCAAGCCTCGAACTGTAAAAGGTAAGGGGCTGTTTTATATTAAAGGTGATTAAGTGGCTTTAGATACATATGCAAATTTAAAAGAATCTATACAAGATTGGTCACATCGAAGTGATGTTACAAGCCGCATTGATGACTTTATTTTAATTGCCGAACAGGAAATGTATAACAATCGTTTTGAGCCTCTAGAAGTTCGCGCTCAAGAAGTTAAGACCTCAGTCGATACAGTCACAGGCTCTAAGTTTATATCGCTACCTGCTGGCTATGAGAGCATGAGAGGCATTCTAATTGATGATAAGACAACAGATGCCAATCAGTACGAATTAAGATACTTAACGCCAGAATTATTACATAGACAATCAACTAACGGTTGCCCTTCTGAGTTTACAGTAACAAATCAAATCGAATTCAATCGACCTGCTGACGCTATTTATAATGTAGAGATTCAGCACGTTTCAAAGGTTGCGGCTTTAACTGCTGCTAATCCTACTAATGATATTTTAACTAACTACCCATCAATCTATTTATCTGGCTGTTTATGGGCGCTTTATAACTGGGCTAAAGACCCACAGAGTGCTCAGGCTTCATATGATGCGTTTATAGGTGCTATTCAAGGCGCAAACATAGCAACACAGAACGGAAAGTACGGGCCCGCTCCAGTAATACGCAGCGAGGGTTATGTGGTATGACGTTTACAGCCGTACCAGTTAATTTTGTTGGTGGGTCATATCAGCACCGCTCACGCTCGCTATCTTCACAAGTAACAATGAATCTTGTCCCTGAGGTTATCCCTAGTGGCAAGACTCAATCAGCTTTAACAGCATGGCCCGGCTCTAAGTCGTTCTCTTCTGGTACTGGTATTGATAGAGGTATGCACGTATTTGCTGGCACACTCTACAAAGTATCTGGTTACAATCTTGAGAGTATTGGATTTAATGGTGTAAGAACAGTTATCGGCTCAATTAGTGGCTCTAATCCCTGCATATTTGCTGATGACGGCAATACAATGCGAATAGCTACAGGCAATAAAGACTATCAGTTATTGAGTGGCGTACTATCACAAATTACAGACCCAGACTTAAAGCCCGGTAACTCAGTTGCTTACATGAATCAGCAAATGATTAACGATTCATTAGGCGGGCAATTTCAAGTATCTGACGTGGGCGTACCAGGGTCAATCGCACCTAACAACTTTGCAACGGCTGAGAGTTCGCCGGACGACACAATTAGAGTCTACACATTCAACGAGCGTTTATATTTATTCGGTGATACTGATTCTACGGAAACTTGGTGGAACTCAGGCACAGGCAACCCACCATTTGACCGTGTACAAGGCGGCACAATGAATACGGGCATATCTTCGCCTTATTCTGTCGCCTCAAGTACTGACTTCGTTTACTTCTTAGGTACTGACAAATCAGTTTATAGATTCTCAGCCACTCAACCAGAACTAGTAACACCTCCAGCAGTTGCGGCGGCTTTCCAAGGCTATACAGCCACAGCAGATGCTAGGGCTTACATTGTTAATATAGAGGGAATGTCATTCTATGTGATTAACTTCCCTTCTGCTGGCAAGACGTGGGCATACAATGAAGATGGTAACGCTTGGTTTCAATTATCAACCGGAGCTG